TGCTTCTTGATCTGGGAATTGATATCGGCGAGGGTCGAAGCCATTGTTGGACTCCTGGAATTGAAAACGGGGCGATTTTAATTCAGTTTACATTTGCCACAAGTGCCTTACCACGCGAAAAAATTGGCGGCGCATTGCATTAGTGCAACAACTCGCAACGTAAAGTGCACGCCGCGGTTGACGTCTTATATGCAGGCAGGATGGAAAAAGAGTCTTCGGCGCGCAGGCAACAGGAGATGCGACGGCCGGAAATGACAACGCCGGGACAAGCCCGGCGTCGAGATCCTTTGAACGCCGCTATTGCGCAATAGCGGCAAGGAGATATTTTTTGGGGTGGCTGATGGGACTCGAACCCACGACGACCAGAATCACAATCTGTGGCGTCGAGCCAACATCCATGCGGGTTGCAGCGGTGTTGGCGGGAATTCTAGCAGCCTTTTGACCTCGCTCTGGCGCGGCCTGCCGGGCTGCTGTTCCCACAGATAGAGCAGTCTCCCGCAGCAGAGAACGCTATTTCGTGAGGTGCAAAAACAATGCGTACCCGCCGGCGACAGCCGCAGTGAGCCATCCAAACCATCTGCCAAAGTGTTCCTGGCTGGCCTTCCGCACGCGGTCAATCTCATCTTCAATTGCTCGCCGTCCCTTTGTGGTTAGAGTCCACTCTTCCATCTGCGAGCCTTGCTGCCAGCTCTCAGATTCATTGCCGCGCTCGTCTCGTATCGGTGGCAGCGGGACAGTGAATTTGCGTGCTCGCGCGCGGAGCTCCTTTGTCAGATATGAGTCTTCCTCTTCCTTGAGCAAACCAAGCTCGTGAGCGAGTAAACCGGTCGTTTGGCGGACGCGATCCCAATCCTTTGCGGCGCGCGCGTCCGCTAGCTCAACGTCGTATGCAGCTTGAATTTTTCGGCGTCTCCGATCGAAGCGCCGCATCTCCAGAAATTTCATAAGCTTTTTCCGCAGTTTCGACACGCTGGACACATTGGCGAGTGAGCGGGATTCTGCCCGCGCCCACCTCCGCACAGGGATACTCTGGAAATGAGCGCCTCATCCCGCCCCCGCATCTACCTCGCCGGCCCAGACGTGTTCCGGCGAGACGCCGCCCAGCACTTCGCCATGCTCACGGCCGTATGCGAGCGCCAAGGCTTGCAGGCGCTGGCTCCGTCGGACGGACTGGTGCCAGTCGATACACCCGAGGCAGAGATAGCCCAGCGAATCTTCGAGATCAACATGGGCTTGCTCCAAGAGGCTCACGGCGTCATCGCCAACTTGAGGCCGTTTCGAGGAATCGAACCGGACTCCGGTACGGTCTTCGAGGTCGGAGTGGCCGTGGCGCGGGGGGTGCCTGTCGTCGCGTACGGTCTGCCGCCCTGCAGCTATGCCGACCGGGTGATGGCCGCCATGCGCACGAGCAGAGGGCGCGAAGGCGTTCTCCGCGATGCAGACGATCTCATCGTGGAAGACCTCGGCCTCTCCATGAACCTGATGCTGGCGCGCTCGGTGCAGATTGCATCTACGGCCGAGGAGGCGTTGCAGCAGATCGCCCGCACCATCGCACAAGGCAACAGCCGAGGCGCACGACAATCAGGCGATGAGCCAAGCTGACATCTTTCCCACTGAAATCGCCGTCCTCTACACCCCAGCCTGGTACAGCGACACTGAGCGCGAGGCGCGCCCCTTGCCGCTTAGCCCAGGCGACTACAAGGTCACGCCCGGCCACGGCGCCGAGCGCTGGACGGTTACCTCGCTGAAGGACGGCACGACGGTCTACAACGGCATCGGGCCGGTAGAGATTCGGCGGCCACCCGCGGCAGGCTGACCCGTCCCCTCCGCCCGTATTGCTTCCTTCGGGCAGCTTTCCTATGGGCGCTTCGTAGGCCACAGCCCAGCCGCACGCATCAGGAGCACGAAGGCCTGATAGGTTTCGGGGGCAGGCGCCCCGGCAGGAAAGAGAGCGTGGCGGTCCGCGTTGCAGCGCCTGCAGGCGGCAGCGATGTTCGTGCGCGTGTTCTTGCCGCCATCCATGCGCGCCACCAGGTGCTCGGCCGTCACCTCACGGCCCATGGGCAGGCAGCAGTAGATGCAGATCCCGCCCTGTGCGCGGCAAGCGCGTTCTCGAAGTCTTTGAAGATGAGAAGCCCGCATTGGGAACTCCGAAGGTTGAACTTGGAAGTCCCCGGTTGCATGAGCTGCAGTGCGGGCGCCGGGCTGTGTGCTTTCGGCGGGTGCGTTCACGAAACGCACGGTCGGATGTCAATCCGAGCGAACGAATTCTATGATCGTGACGGCACCGCCGTCTACGGCGTACTCACCGCGTCGGCATGCCGCTCGCAGATGGTTCCTGCACTGTAGGAGGCGTCAGCGAATTGCCCCAGCTCCCGAAGAGCCGCTCCACTCCCGCTGAGCAGGTCGGCAAGCAGATCGAGGGCGGCTTCGGCTGGCGGGCTTCCGCCGGCAGGGCCGGCCGCTGTGGTGGCTGCGCGGACGGCGGCGCGATAGGCGGCAAGCTGTTCGCGCAGCCGGCGTTCAGCAGCACCAGCACGGCCAGCATCATCCCGAGCACGGGCAATCTGTTTTTGACCATCTTGAATCACTCCATCGACGCGAGCGCGCCAGGTCTGTTCTTGGGTGCGCGCGGCGCGCTCGGCCAGCCGGCCGGATTCGGCCTGTGAGGCACGGTAGTCGGCGAGATCCTTGCGAGCTGCAGCAGCATCGGCGCGAGCACCAGCTGCGCGCGTGCGCTCGATGCCGGCCGTGGCCAGCGCGGCGACGAGTGCAAGGCTGAGTGCCCACAGCAGAGGCGTCTTGAGGTCGGGCAGCATCATTTCCTCCTACTGCGCGGCAATGCAGGCTCGGTGCCGATCCTGCTGGCGCAGCCACACGCCCTTGCAGCCCTTCGGGCCCCAGTTCTGCGGCAGCTTGCAGTCCCTGCCGGCCTGAAAGCGCCAGTTGAGCAGCGCATCACACGCCGCGCGTGGCTGCCCAGCGAGCAGCTCGCGCCGCATACTGGAGCCCGACCAGTTGGGCATACCGTACTGTCCAACGAAATCCATGTAGAGGTCGAACTCGTCCTGGGTAAGCAGCACTCCAGGTAGCGAAGCTGCGAAGCGCCGCTCCTCGGCGCGATTCAGGTTGCGCGCAAGCTCTTCGGCTCGCCTGCGCGTGATCGGCGGATCTGCGAGCGTCACGCGGGTGCCGTCCTCGTAGCGGGTCGAGCCGTGCCCGATTGTTGGGACGTCGCCCTGAGTCGGCACGTAGGACTTCAGCACCTCGACGCCATCTGGACGCACGGCGACGGGCCCCGTCCCTTCATGCTGGACCCAGGCGGCAAAGCCAGCCGCCGAGAGCGTTAGCGCGGCCACCGCGATGCGCACCCCCTTCATCAGTCGTCCCTGCCCAGTTCGCCGAGATCCGTGTCCGAGCTCATGCCGAGGCGGAGACGAGCAACGCGCAGTTCGTGCTCGACGACCTGTCGCCGATTGGCCTCGCGCTTGTAGTACCACGCGACCAGCAGGCCAGCGACGGCAACGAATGCACCGACCAGCCCGAAGAATTCGTTCGAGAGGAACCAGCCGACGCCGGTCATGCCCACGCCGGTGGCGGTTGCTTTGCCGCCGACGGCGGCCAGGGTGTCGATGGTTTCGTTTCGCATGCGCCGATAATCTCGGCGCGCAGTCACGCAGTCGAACCCTAGAGGGGTAGATGATCGGAAGCGGCTACCCGTGCCGAACTGCTGCTCTCGGCCGGAGGCGCCCGGTCACACCTTCGGGCCAAATTCAGCAGGGAGCGGGCGCTTCTCGCCGCAATCTCGGCAACTATTCAGCGTTTGAAATCAGCTCCAAACCCTTCGATGAGTCGGCCGAACTTTGCGCACGGTATCGCCGCGCCATCCACCTTGGCCTGGGCGGTCTTGGTGACCGGGCGCATGACCTCAACCAGAAGCGCGTCCTGTTCAGTCGCTGTTGTCAGACCGCGCCTTGCCCCCTCACCCCGCACCGTTTGAATGCTCTGCCTATGCAGAGGCTCGTGCTTGGCTTGCCAGTTCCTCTGAATCTCACGAGCGGGAAATCCTTTGCTCTCGCAGTAGTCAGCCCCGAGCCTGGCGTATTCGAAGTAAAGGAGGTTCTCAGTTGCGCCGGCGAAAGTCAGCGCGAACGCGGAGCTCGAACTGGCGAGAGTGACAAGTAGGGCAAGGTAGTGCTTCATGGCTCCAGGAGCATAGCGCGCTCAAGCGGGGCAAATTCGGCTACGGAGAGGGCTCATGCTCCGCAACGCCCCAAAGTAGGCACCGCAGCGCGAAGAGCGCAAACCACTACATGGTGTCGGCACGTGCCCGAGCCGCCTCTTCGCGCATCTGAGCACGCATCGCCCGCGGCGCGGTATCAGCGATCCGCTCATCTTTGGACTTGCGCATTTCCCGCACCCGGCGCATCACGTCGGGGATGCGTACGAGCATCGGCTGCTCAGGGTTCTTCCGGTTCCACGCGGCAACCTGGTCGCGGGCTTCCTGCACCTTCTGCTGGTCGCCCTCGAACACGCCCTGTGCCCACAGCGCCCGGATCTCCTGCGCACGCAGGTTGTAGAACGCCTTCGCGCCCTGGTTGATGCCGTTCGCCTCCTGGATGGTGGCCACGCTGTTCGGCTGGAAGCCGATGCCCTTGAGGGCCGCCTCCAGCGTGTTCGTGTCCAGCACCTTGTAGCCCTTGGCATCCCGATACATGCCGGTCGCGGCCATGTCCACGCCCTTGGCCGCGTTGCGCACCGCTGCGGGCGACATTTCCAGCAGCCCGGCGCCCACGTCGCCAGTGAGCATGCTGCGGCCGCCGGAGAGGATGCGGCTGGCGAAGTCGCCGGCCGGGCCCGCGATCTCCAGCAGGTCGCGCGCGTGGCTGGTCTTCTCCAGCAGCAGGCCCGTGCCCGGAATCAGGTTGCCCATGCCGAGGCGGCCCGACACATCCAGCGGCGCGCCGGGCAGACCGCTCACGCCCTTGTCGATGAACTGCGCGATCGGCTTCGGCAGCAGGCTCTCCAGAAATTCCTGGCGGGCCTTCTTCGTCGAGAAGTTGTAGCCGAGCATCTGCGCCAGCGCGTCGACCGCATCCTCCAGGTCTTCCTCGAACGGCAGCCCGCCGGCGCCGCCCATCAGCATCAGCATGCCCAGCGCCAGCAGCGCGGCGCGCTTGCCCTCTGGCCCACCCTGCGTGTACATGCGGTGCAGCAGCTCGAGGTAAGCCACCGAGTAGGTCTTGAAGGTCATCAGCGTGCCGCCGATCGCCCCCCTGCCCCACTCCATCTTGTTCGCCTTCGAGTAGAGGAACTGCGTCTCGGTGATCGCCTTGCGAGCAAATCCTGCCGGGTCTTCGATGCCCTGCGCCTTCGCCGTTCGGTAGGCCGCGATGAAGGTGATGCGGCGATTCACCTGCTCGGCGGCGCCGAAGAGCTTCCCCCATGCCAGCGACAAGCGCGACAGCGCGTTCTGGCCCATCGCGCGCAGCTCGCCGCCGCGCGTGCCATCGCCGGAGCGCAGCGAGCTCGCGCCGCGCGCCTGCGCCATCAGCTGGTGCACCTCCTGCGGGCTCACGGTCCCCTCGTCCTCGGCGCGCTTGAGCGCCGCAGCGAGATCCGGTTCGTATTCGAAGCCGCGCGTGGCGATGTTCTTCGCGGCCCGGCCGATCTGCGCGGCCGCCGCGCGCGCGCCGCCGTACTGGCTCAGCCACGGCATCGTCACCGCGATAGGCTGGGTCATGTTCACGAACGCCGACGCCACCGAGCCACCCAGGTACTGCGCGAACAGCAGCCCGCGCACCGCCTGCGCCTCCTCCTGCGGGTTCTTCACATAGTCGGCCAGGCGCACGGCGGCATCTTTCAGCTCGCCCTGTTCCTTCGGGATGGCCTGCACCGCCTCGCCGAGGTCGCCCATGTGCAGGCCGGCGGCCGTCTGGCGCGCGTTCGAGTAGATGAAGGAAGCCAGCACGCGGCCCACGTCTTCGCTGAAACCGGCGATGCCCTTGCGATGGATCAGCCGCCGCATTGCGCTGCGGTTGGTCTTCGTCAGCCGCAGGTATTCCTGGAAAGCCTGGTCCTGCGCGCTGTCACCGGTCGAATCGAGGCCGAGGGCATTGCCGAAGAGTTCCAGCGTCTCGGGCGTCACGCCAGCGAAGAGCTTGAAGGCCTCCTCCGACAGTGTGCCCTGGGTGACGGTGGCATCGCCGAACTCCTCCCGCATCTGGGCGGCCATATTGTTGGCCTCGCGTGCCGTCTCGAACAGGCCGAAGTACTGCCGCTCGCCGGCAGCGTCCACCACGTCGACCGAGTAGCGGCCGAAGCGTGACAGCGGCGCATACCCACGGGCCTGCAGGTCGCGCACCTTGTCGGCCCGGTCGATGATGCCGTTGGCGGTATTCAGGATCTGGGTCGCGCGGTCAGGCTGCTCGTTGGCCAGCTGCACCAGGTGATCGCGCAGCAGCACGGCCGCCGCCTGGGCATCCGGCGCATCCATCACCATGCCACGCATGCCCTTGGCATCGTCGCCCACGAAACGCAGCATGTCGGCGCGCGCCATCGTGTCCAGGCTCCGGTCGGTCGTCTCGCGGAACTCGTGGTAGAGCGCGATCTGATCGTCCGAGAGCTTGAACATGGAGCGCAGCTCCGCATCGGTCCAGACGACGCCCGGCTGCAGCATGCGCGACTCGAAGCGCGTATTGATAGCCTTCTCGTAGGACTCCAGGGGCATGCCCTGCCATGCCTTCAGCATGCGCTCGTCGATCTGCCCGTTTCGCAGCAGGCGCTGCGCCTTCTGGTCGGCCGACAGCTCGGCCGCCGCGTCGATGAGCGACTGCACCGGTACCGGCTTGCCCTGTTCGTCTCGCGCCCAGGTCAGCGTGCCTTCGAAGACTGGCTTCGCCACTGCGGCGTTGTCGGCCGCGGCCACCGGCGCTTTCTTGATGTCGCGCCACGTCTCCAGCTTCGGCAGCAGCTTGGGCGCCAGTTCGGCCGCGTCGTTGGCGTAGAAGCTCACGTCGTCGACGAACCCTTGCGCTGAGTCGAACACCGCCTTGAAGGCTGGCGAACGCTCCGCGAGGTTGTACATGGTGCCCACGGTCTTGTGCCACCAGGACAACTTGCCGGGCGCATTGAAAGTCTTATTGAGCTCGGCGGTGGCCTTCTTGGCGAAGTCCTGCACCGTGGATCGGCTGAACCGGATGTCCGAGGTGCCAGCGTCGAATGCCCCACTGTTGCCGATGGCCGATTTCACCTGGCTGGGATCGAACGCGACGATCTCCACCGAGCCATCTTCGGCAGTGAGCGTCACGCCGTCGTGCCCCATCGCGCGCAGGTTTGCCGTGAAGCGATCGACCTGCGCCTGCGTGGCCCGCTTCAGACGGGCCTTGATTTCCGGCGTGGCAACGTAGGGGTTCGTGACCGCGAAGTACAGCGGCATGACGCGCTGCCCACCGCCGCCGCGCTTTGCGCCGGCATAGTAGTTGGCGTCCGCCGGGTCGCTCGCACCGTAGACGCCGCGGCCAAGCCAGCCTACGTCTTTTCGGTTTGGGTGCTCGGTATCGAACGCGGTGAAGTCGTCTCGCGTGCCGTGGAAAAATACGAGCGGGCGGCCTTGCGCATCAACGGGTCCGAGTCGCCCAGATGCGCCGCCATCTCGGCCGGGCCCACCGGCGGCAGCTCCGCCAGCAGTTCCTCCAGATCCTTGCGTGCCGCTTCGGGTGTCTTTGAGGCTTCCATCCTGCCCACTGTACCAGTGCCAGAAGTTCGCTACACCGTCGTCGTCGGCGGCGATGGGGGCATCGAGGCTGTTGGTCGAGGCGGGGCCCGCGTCACCACGGCTGAAGCGCAGCCCGTCGCTGGGCCCGCCGTCCGGGCCGCCCTGCTCAACGAAGCGCCGAGCCGGCAGGATGAAGTTGCGCACGATCTCGTCGTCCGTCATCCGCAGGTTGCTGAAGCCCGGCACGTGCTCGCGCAGCCAGGTGCGGATCGCGGCGATGGCGCGACGCACGAAGTGCAGTTCGGGATGGGTCTGCGCCATTTCGGCCAGGACTTCCTCCGCCGCGGCGCGCCGGTCGAGCTTGTTGACGCCGCGCAGCCCGTATTCATTGATCTTCGCGTCCACGTCGGCGCGGCGCATGGTGCCGATCTGGTTCAGCACGTCATCCAGCCCCTTGCCGAACTGGCCGCGCAGCCCGTGGTGGCCGAGTACTTCGTGAAAGAGCACGCGCGCCGCATCGTTGGCCGTGGGCAGCCGCGAGGCCATCAAGTAGGCCTTGCCACGGTAGTAGAAGCCCTCGGGAGCGCCCCGTGCGCCGCCGCTGCGCTGCTTCAGGTCCGCGCGGCGGGCCGCCCCGGGCACAACCGGGTCGCCCATGTCGAACGCCACGATCACCTCGGGCCCGTTGCCCCAACCGGCGCGAATCGCCTCCACCGTCTTGGTCACAGACGCTACAGCCTGTGCGCGAGCCTGCGGCGAGTAGTTGGGCAGGAGCGCCCGCATGGCTCTGGCTGCCTCGGGCGACAGCATTTCGGTCCCGTCCCGGCGGAACTGCGCATCGTCGGCGCCACCGCCGAACTCCTCGAGCGTATCCCCGAACCCCTGCTCGATGAGCTGCTGGCGCTGCTCGGCCATGGCCTTCTGCAGGGCGGGTCGCTGGTTCAGCGGGATGTCCGGCCCCTTCGCCACGAGCCGGCGCTGCACCCGGCGATGTGCCTCGCGTGCTGACTCCAGCTCCTTCGCCTGGGCGAATGGCTTGCCGGCCTGCTCGCGCAATTGCACTGCCGCCTGCTTCGCTTCCGTGATCTTCGCATCGAGGTCGACGATGTGCGCCGGGAGACGGTTGATGTAGTTGCCGAAGCGGGTCAGGATGCCCGCCGCCGACGGCAGCACGTCCCTGGCCGGCCGATAGGAATCCAGCCCACCGGTGGGCGAATTGAGCTCCACGTGGTCGGGCGTGCCTTCCAGCATGAAGGTCACGCCTCGGTACTGGAACTCCTCCTGCCCGCCGCTTACGAACACACGATCGATGCCCCGCTTGACGGCCTTGATAGCCGCTTCGCGGTCGGTGATCGTCTTCCCGGCAACGGTCAGGCCAGCGAAGCCATCCTTGGGCACCGGGTTGGCCTCGGCGGCAGCCTGCAGACCTCGGAACGTTTCCAGCTCCTTCGGGCCCCAGTCTTGCGCGAAGCGTTGTTGGTCGCGCGCCTGGCGCACCATCGAAGCCGTTTCGTCCGCGTGGGAGGCTTGCAGTGATTCGAGGCGGCGCACATCGTTGCGGAGCCGTGTTTCTTCCAGGATGAGCGGGTCGCCCGAGGCGGCGGCCTTCATGTCGGCCGCGTTGGCGGCCTCCCCCTCGATGTCGTCGATCTCGTTGAGGGTGCCGTCGTACTTACGCAGCTGCTCGATGCCGCGAGCCTTGTGCTCCAGGATCTGCCACCGGCGGGTGTCGTAGGTCTGCTCGGTGGCGTAGCGGTAGATTTCCACCTCGAAACCATCCGGGTCACGAGCATAGAGCGCATTGCCGCGGCGGATGATGCGGCCCTCGCGTTGCTCCAGGTCGCTCGGGCGCCAGGGCGCGTCAATGTGATGCAGCCCGACCAGGCGCTCCTGCACGTTGGTGCCGGCGCCCATCTTCGGCGTGGAGCCCAGCAGGAAGCGGATGTCGCCCCGATTCACCGCCTTGAACAGCTTGTCCTTCGCTGCGGGCGTGTTGTAGTCGTGGATGAAGGCGATTTCGCGCTCCGGCACGCCGCGCGCCATCAACTTGCCCTTGATGTCGTCGTACACCGAGAACGCGGTGGCTCCCGACATGCCTGCGATGTCGGCCAGCGAGATCGATTCGGTTTCCTCGGTGTCGATCTCGTTGGCGTTGTTGTAGTCGTCGATCTCGTCCTGCTGGAGGTCGCCGATGCGGTCGCGGGCGTCGATCCAGCGCTGGCGGCGGCCGTCGTCGTTCAGGGCCTGCGCCGCCCAGTCGGTCGCAATGCCCTTGGCCGGCAGGCCGGCGTGCACGCGCAAGCCCGTGGCGGCGTCGTAGATGGCGAAGGCCTTGGCGTCCTTGCCGCCCTCCTTCACCACGAAGAACGGCAAGTCTTCGTGGCCGCGAACCGTGTGCATGGTGCCCTTCTTGTGCACCAGGGCGCCGTCGTCTCGCACGTACACGCGCCGCTCCTTGCTGCCGAAGCCGCTGCGTGCCGAGAGGGGCACGGACAGGTCGCAGAAGACCAGTTGCGTTCCTCGGTCGCTGGTCCACTTCTGGTAGGTGCCCAGCATGCGGTCGACGGCGAGATTGATCTTCGAGCCCTCGAAGTCGGGCGCCGACGGGTCGATCAGGCGGAAGTCCAAGCCCGCCTTGTTGGCTTGGCCGGTCAGCGACAGCGCGTTGACCTTCCCCTTCGTTTCCTTCGTCAGCCGCTTCAGGTCGGCGAACTGGCCGAGGATCGACTTCGGGTCCACCTTGATCTTGGGCGACAGGGCGGCTTCGACCACCAGCAGCTTGGCATCCTCTTCGGTCTTGGCCGAGCCGATCAGCTGCCGAATCTCCTTCTCGTCGGGCTGCGGCACGCGGGTTTCGGCGCGCCAGCTGTTGCCGTCCTCGGCCTTCTCGATAACTGCGCGCTCCCCAGCGGCCGGGTTGAACCCGAACTGCACTCGCCCGCCCTGGATGTCCAGTTGCGGCACGCCCATGAAGTTGGCCACCTCCGGCGAGCGCTTCGCCACCACGTTCACCGGGCGGCCGCCGGCCACCTGCGGCACCGGGAATGTGCGGCCTCGGGCTTCCTCTTGCGCCTTCAGATCGTCCAGCGTCACCGTGTCGGCGAAGGTCTGGTACATGCCCATCAGCGCCGGCAGGTTCTTGAACTTGGCGAAGCGCGAGGCCTGGCGGTAGCCGGTCCCAGACGGCGACACCTCGTACAGCGATTCCACGCTGCCGAACTGCTTGGCCCAGGCGTCGAAGACGTGCAGGCCCTGCGCCTTCAGCGTCGGGTACTGCAGGAACCGCTGCATATTGAACATTTCCACCAGGCTGTTGGAAACCGGCGTGCCGGTCGCGCCCATCAGCGGCGCCTTGTCCCCCAGCGCGTCGAAGAGGTACTGCGCCTTCACGAACAGGTCGAACGCCTTGTCCGAGCCGCCGGGGTTGCCCATGCCGGGCACGCGCTCCATGGTGGAGTTGTAGAAGAGGTTCTTGAACTCGTGCAGCTCGTCGATGGCGAAAGCATCGACGCCGAGCTCGTCGAAGGTCACCACCTTGTCGCGCTCGCCAAGGGCTTGCACGCGCTGCTTCATGCGGGCTTCCAGGCGGGCCTTGATGCTCTCCATGTCGCGCACGACATTCCGGTCGCCGCGGGCGCGCTTCATTTCGCCGATGCTGTCGGCCAGCTCGGTAATCTGCTCTTCCAGCACGGCCTTTTCCGTTTCGGCCGGCAGCGCGATCCTCTTCAGGCTGGAGTGGCCGATGATGACGGCATCCCAGTCGCCGGTGACGATCTTGGAGAAGAACTTCTCCCGGTTGCCCTTGGTGAAGTCATCGGGCGTGGCCGCCAGCACGTTGGCCGCCGGGTACAGGCGCGAAAACTCGCTGCGCCACTGCAGGGTGAGGTGGTTGGGCACCGTGACGATTGGCTTTCGCGCGATGCCCAGCCGGCGCATTTCCATGATGGCAGCCACAACCTCGAAGGTCTTGCCAGCACCGACGACGTGATCCAGCAGGATCTGGCGCTGCTGAAGCGCGCGCCATACGGCATCTTTCTGGTGCGGCAGCAACTCCATCGCGGGCGACATGCCCGGGAAGGTCATGTGCGAGCCATCGAAGCGCCGCACCACGATGCGGTTCATCTTGTCGTTGTAGATGCCCGCCACACGGTCGGCGCGCTCAGGGTCGCTCCACAGCCAGCGCTGCCATTCGGCCTTCATCGCGGCCTGCTTCTCGCGCGCGGCCTCCGTTTCCTTCTCCAGCACCACGGTGCGGGTACCACCGTTCGGGTCGCGGATGGTGTCCGTGACCACCACGCCCTGGCCGGCCATCGTGCGCATGAAGATGTTCTGCGCGGTCATCCTGCCAATGCCCCACTTCGCCGTGTTGAGCGCCGGGTTGGGCTGGGACGTGTAGTCCACCAGCCATTGGCCGGTAGCGCGCAGGTAGGTGACGCGCGCTTCGGCGCCGGTCACTTCCTTGGCGAACTGCTGGAACAGCTCCGGTGGAATGAAAGCCGCGCCCATGGCCGCGTGGATCTCGCTCGGCCGCTTGTCGGCCGGAATGACCTTGCGCAGGGCCTCCACGTTGCGGCGCAGCGCCGGGTCGTCACGCGCGGCGGCTTCTGCTTCGGCCAGCTTCGTCTTCACGTCGCCCGACAGATATTCGTCGGCCATCACGAGCCCATTCACCGGGTCGGCATACACCACGTCACCAAGCTCCGACACGATCTGGGCCGGAGACTTGTCGTACAGCGTCGCCATGTAGGCGGCATCCAGCCGGCCCTTGTAGTTCAGGCTGGCCAGCAGCGCGTCCTTGGCGTTGCTCACCTTGATGTTGTCCGCGGGCGGGAACATCACGCGCCGCGCGAAGATGTCGGCCTTGATCGCCTTGGGCGCACGCGGTTCGATGTCCTCGCGCTCGGCCACCGCCTTGCTCACGCCACGGTCGTAGTCGAACTCCAGCGCCAGCACCAGGGCCGACTCGGTGTCGTCCAGGAAGATGCGGCGGTTGGTCGGGTCGTTCAGGTAGCCGTACTTGCTCTGGAACCCGTCATAGAGGCGATTCAACTCGCGGCGGTGCTGCTCGATCTGTCCGTCGGTCGAGTCCGGGGAGCGCTCCAGGCGCATCTGTGCTCGCAGCGCGTCGCGCAGGCCCACCATCCCCTTCATGCGCTCGGCAGCCTTCACGTTGGGCGGCGTCCACGGCTCTGCCGTTCGGTTGCCCAGCGAATCCGGGCCGCGCATCTGCACGCGGCCGCTGTCGTCCACGTAGAACGAACCGACCTTCACACCGTCAGGCACCACCACGTCGGCGGCTTCCTGCTCGTGCGTGCGCTCCACAGGCTGATAGAGGTCTTCCGGGAGCGCGGTGGCCCATGCCTTCAGCTGTTGCGCCAGATCGCCAGAGGGCTCCACCGTGTACTCGCCCAGGCGATACATCGCTCCGGCCGCCACCGGCGTGCCCAGCACCGCATCGGGATTGGTCAGGAAGTAGCTGCTGACGTTGTGCTGCGTCGCCTCGCCGGTCTTCGGGTTGGTGAGGGTCTGCTGGCCGACCTTCACCCACGCCGCATCGCCCAATCCGTTCGCGCGCTCGGATTCCGTTTTCTTCTGGAGCACCACGATGTCGGTCACCACGTCGGTGCCGGCGTTCTCCTTGAACGCGGTTCGCGGCAGCCGGACCGCTGCCACCAGGTTGGCCCGATCGGCGATCCACTGCCGTGCTGCTTCGTTCTTGGCGTCAAGGAAGTTGTGCGACACCACCATAGTCAGCAGGCCACCGGGGCGCAGCTTGTCGATGCTCTTGGCGAAGAAGTAGTTGTGGATCGAGAAACCCGAATACGGCGAGCGGTCGTCATCGACGATGGGCTCCGAGCCGAATGGCGGATTGCCCACCGCCAGGTCGAAGTACTCGGACGGGGCCTGGAAGTCCTGGAACGCGGTGGCCCGCGCCACCTTGGCGCTCGGATACAGCGCCGCCGCGATCTGGCTGGTGAGCGGGTCCAGCTCCACGCCATGCAGCTGCGAGCGCTTGCGCATGCTCGCGGGCATCAGGCCGAAGAAGTTGCCGGTTCCCACCGCCGGTTCGAGAACGCGGCCAGCGGTGAACCCCATGCGCTCGAGCGCATCGTAGATGCCGTTGACCACCACCGGCGCCGTGTAGTGCGCGTTCAGCATCGACGCGCGAGCGGCCTTGTACTCGGCATCGGTCAACAACTCGCGCAGCTCGGCGAATTCCTTGGCCCACTGCTTGTTCTGCGGGTCGAACACGCCCTTCAGCGCACCCCAGCCGACGTAGCGCGCGATCTGCTTGCGCTCCTCCGGGGTGGCCTTGCGGCTCTCGCTGGCGAGCGCCTTCAGGATGCGGATGGCAGCGATGTTGTCGCGGTACTTCTTGGTGAGCCCACCCTTGCCGATATCGTCGGCATCCAGCGTGTGGTCGCCCGACTGGTCGAGCTCGGGCTTTGGCGAGGCCTCGGCGGTCGCCGGGTCGGCTACAGCGTCGGCGGACTGTCGCTCAGGCCGTACAACTCGGCTATCTCGTGCCTCGCCAGGTGCCGATTCCCGGAGTCGCTGTACGCCCTCCGCTCGGCCTCCTCCTGCTCCTTCAGCGCCCGCAGGAACTCGCTCGCCTCGATCAGCGCCTTCACCCGCTTCGGCCACCCGAGCATCCACCGGTTGGCGATCTCGGTCGCCAGCGCCGGCATCGCGCGCATCGCTTCCTTGATCGGCGGCGGGTAGTCGTTCGGTCGGTACAGTTCCTGCATTTCGTCCATTTTCGTCTCCTGCGTTGGTAGCAGCAATCGGGGCGGCGGCCGGCGCTGCTGCGGCGGCGCGCGACTGAGCCTCTTTCCACGCGGCCGTGTAGTTGAAGGTCAGTTCCTTAAAGCCGTTCACCTGCACCTGGCCCGCCTTCGTGAATGGCGCGCCGCCGGAGTCGAGCGTGAAGCTGTTGCCCTGATAGATCCCGCCCATCGGACGGGATGCCTTCGGATTGCGGCTGAGATACCAATCGAAGTACGAAGCCAGCGCGGTGCGCGCCGTCTCCATCGTCGTAGCGCGCTGCGCTGCTGGAGCGGGCGAGGATTCGCGCACGGACTCGCTCAATGTGGACGAGAGCGGCTTCTTCAGGCGCCCGTCCGCGAGCGCAGCCTTGAAGTCGTCCATCGACATCGCGGTGACCGGACCGACCTTCCAGCCCTTGTTGTAACTCCCCTTGTAGGCGGCCAAGGCCTCGGCTTCGCTGTTGAACCCCATCAGCGCCTTGGCCTCGTCGTAGGAGCCATCCGCGTTGATCTGGTCCACCACGTAGACCGTCGGTGCTGTCGCGGCTGCCGGCCCGACGAACACATCCACGTGGTCGCCGTCTGCTGCCTCGGAGCCCTTCACGTAGCCGTAGTGCGCGGCCATCGTGTTGCTCCACTCGGTCCCGTCCGGCGAGGTGCCGCTGCGCGTGCTGCCGTGCGGGTTCTCCACGCTGATGCGCAGGCCCTGTACCTCGTCACCGGACAGGTGGCCCATCTTGTAGTTGCCCGCCTCTTTCTGGGCCTGACTAGGCTCGGGCAGGTCGTTCTGCGGGCTGGTGGCGGCTTCGTTCGCCGCAGCATCCACCGGCGCTACCGCTTCAGGCCGGCGAACTGCTTGCTGCTGTTCGCGCTCCAACGCCGCGATGTCGTTATCGATGTCGCGGCGCAGGGGCGTGCCCGGCTCGGCCTCGGCGCGTCGGCGGCGCAGGTCCGCCAGCTGATCGGCCGGCGCAGCGGTTTGCGGCTGCGCATCCTGTGCCGGCTGCTCGGCCTTGGCCTGCACAACGAAACGGCGGTTGTCCGGCACCACTTCGTGCGTGTCCGCGAGGCCCGACGTGTCCACGAAGGACTGCGCCTTGTCGCGGGACAAGAACCATGCGCGCCCTTCTTCCACGCGGCGCACCGCCTTCTCGCGCTTCGCGTTCGGTACAGCCGGTGCTGCCGGCGCGGGCGTCAGCGTTGTGGCGGACGCGATTGGCTCAGCTGCTGGCGCTTCTGTTCCTGCCGGCGCTTGTTGCGTGCCTGCTTGCTGGGCTTGGTCGGCTTGAGTGCCAAGGGCTTCTCCTTTGGGTTGCGGTGCGGATTCGGGCGCTGCGCGGCGGGCGCGCGCTTGAGCGATGCCCTCCTGCACGCTGGTCGGCGCTGCGGCAGCGGGCGCAAGTGCGGCCAGTTCAGCTCGCGCGCTGTCGCGCTCGGCGATCAGGCGCTGGTCCCAGCCGTTCGACGCGGCCTGTTGGCGCACGAACTCCAGGCGTGCCCGCAGTTCGGCCTCTCGGTCTTGCGGTTGTCCGGAGATCTCGCCGGTTTCGGCGTTGACGTTCGCCATCGGCACACTGGCGGGTGCCGGAGAAGCTGCTGCCGGCTTCGTGCCCTTGCCGTCGGCGGCTTCGGCCTGAGCGGCGAGTTGAGCGGCCGCGTTCATCACGTCGTGCGCGCCACCATCCACCGCCATCGCGGCGGCAGTGGACAGCGGGCCTGCTGCAGGGTCCAGCCCCATCTTTTCGGAGGGGCGCACGGGCTGTGCTTCATCAGCGAGCGAAAGATTGCCCGTGCTGAACTCGCGCGCGACCTGCGGCGCCGCCTCGAACTCCACTCCATCGGTGGGGGCCGTGGGCATCACGTCCAGCGGCGGCCGGCTGCCCGGGTCGCGCGGATCGAAGGTGCGCTGCACGCTGGCCAGGCCACCCGCAACGGCGGGCAGCTCGCTCGCCGCCGCGGCTGCCGGAGCTTCGTCCACCGGCAACAGCGAGAGCTGCTCGCCGGGCACGCGCTCCGCGCTACCGGGCTCCGCCTGATTCGGGGCATGCTGACCAGTCGCGCCGTGCAACAGCGCGGCCCCGCCGCCCATGGCGCCGCCCGCGAGCAACCCGGCGGCGGCGGCCTTGCCGACACCTTCTCCGACGGGCTTGTCCAGCGCGAGGTTCTGCAGCGCCTGCTCGGACATCGACTGCGGCAGCTCTTCGAGCACGCCCTCGGACAGCATGCCAGCGCCAACCTGGCGCGCGAGCGAACGCTGCGAGGCGGGCCCGGCGCCGTGGATGGCTCCCTGCGCCAGCATCGTGTCGGCATCGCCGATGCCAAGGCGCTGCGCCAGGCGTCCGCCGAGTGCACCGAAGCCAGCAGTAGCGGCACCGGTCGCGGCGGACAGAGCCGCCTGCTTCGGGGTGAGCAACCCGTCCTGCGTCTCTTGGCGGATCTGCTCGGCCTGCGAGCCCGCTCCCAGCACGCCCTCACCGATGGCGCCAGCGATGGCCGGCGCAATCTTGGGCGCCACCTTGAGCAAGCCGCGCGCGACGCCCGCGCCGCCGAGCATCTGTGGAATCGACTCGCCCACGCTGGTAGCGATGGTGCTGGGGTTCTCCAGCATGGTCTTGGCCGTATCGACGAAGCCATCGGCCGCCTGCACCTTGCGGTTGGCGGCCTTCTGCGCGTCGGAATATTGGTCGTCGAGGAACTTCTGTGTCTCCTCGAAGCCGACGCCGGCCTGCTCCAGAGCTTTGCCAGCGCGGCCGCCCGTCACGATGTCAGCCAGGCCGACGACGCTCTGCGGAAGGCCGACCGCGCCCTTCAGCGCCGTGACCCCGACATCCTTTACGGTGCCGAGCACGGTGCGCTTTGCATCGGGCGGATCGAGCTCACCCGAAAACGGGGTGAGGTTGTGCGGTGTGGTATCGAGTTGCCCGTCGAAGGGCTTGAGAGTTTCGCCAGCCATTGCGCCAGTCTTCCGACGGGCGCTCTGTGCGTCGAACCCTACAGGGGAGCGCTCTGCGGCGCCCCGTCATCAGCTGCCGATGAACCGTTTGCCCTGTGCATCCTCGTAGACGGGCTTCCCGTTGGAAGTGCCAATCTGCCGGGTCATCCCCGGAGGGAGGCCGGCTCGCGGCGCCTGACCCTGTTCGACGAACTGGCCGGTCTGGTTGTTGAAGACGCGCGCCGGCCTGGTGACGGATTGCTGGGTGGTCGGGTCGATTTCCTGCCCGCCGGGCACCACGGTGAAGCGGCTCGGGTGCTCTTTGCCCGTCATCGTGCGGATCTGCTCTGCGATGGCCGCCCGCTCCTCGGGCTTGGCCTTCTCGTACTGCTCGTACAGCTTCTCCACGCGCTGGGCGCCGCGAGTTTGGAACCCCTGTGCCTCCTGCCGCAGGGCCAATTCGCCACGCTGCACATCGTTGGTAGCGCCCGCACGAACATTGGCGCCCGCCTCCTGCACCGCTGTCCGGCCGGAGGCGCCAGCCTGCTGGATCGCTTCGCGCTCCAGCGAAGCGGCATTGTTAGCGGCGGTGGTGTCGCGCTGGAGCGCGTTTCGACCGTTTGCCTCGTCCATGCCGGCCAGCACACGCACCTGGTTGGCTGTGAGCTGTCCGTTTGGCGATCCTCGGTACGGCGTGCTCGCCGCGCCGAACGCGCTCCGGCGCACACGATCCGCGTGGGTGTCGTCTCCGATCACCGTCAGGCCGTTACCAGGTGCGAACCC